AAGTTACCCACATTGACTTAGCCTTACTCCCGTATGTCTTTAGACCGGGTGACTTGGTGGGTGACTTTGGGTGACTTTGCTTCAAGTCCCCTAATGTTTCCTGAACGTTGCCTGAAATTCGTGGTCAAAATGGGTAACTTAGGTGACCTAAAAAACCACCTCACCCAATGTCACCCAAAGTCACCTCACCTCGAAACGAACATAAAAAATGTTCATTTTGTGTTACACAACCACGTTCCATGAAGGCATCTTCGGAGGCCTGTACGCGGATAAGAGCACCGCGTCCGCAAGGTCGGGGGACGCGCCTGCCACGGCCTTGAAGTCCGACTTGGACTCGACCGCACGCCTGCCCTGCGCATCCAGCTTCCAGCCACGACCTGTCAGCTCGGCACACAGATCCTCAAGCTGAGGCATCGCCGCATTCAAGTTCAATTCATGTCTGGAAATTGAACCGGCGAAATTGAACCACATCTCACTGTTCGCATTCGGATACTTGCGCGGTTCAACGGCCTTCTGCGCGAAGTTCACACCAACCACAGGCACGCCCCACTCGCGCAACAGGTCGGTCACTCCGCCACCCACACCGGTATCGTCCACATGTACGGCGGTCGCGTTCACCTCCACCGCATACGCCTTCACGCGCCGCGCCGTCTCCGGTATCGACGCATGACGCCACGAGTCCACACGCCACACGACATTCCCCCAACAATCGCCCATCGCGGTACGGTCGTTGCCATACCGGGCGATATCCACGCCAAGCACATGCGAGGCGTTGGAAGGCGGCGTGTCCGTCAACGCGGCATCCAGCTCTGTACGACTTATGATCTGGTTGTTCGTCGTGTTGTACGGACGGCCAAGCCATGTGTGTGCGAACTCGGGGGAGCCTTCCGCCGCCTCGACCTGAAGGCGAATCGTGTCGTTCAGCAAGCCGACCGCCTCCATGTCCTTGTACGTCGTATGACAGTAGTAGGTCATCGCCTTGTCGCCCGGAGTGGGGCTGGACACGAACCGGCGCATCACCGGGTCATCCTCGGTCAGCGGGTTCCAAGTGAAGATAAGATACGACCCTTCCTTGCGGATGGTCGGTATAAGCGTCTCCAATGAGGGTTTCGTGATGGTCTGCGCTTCCTCCACCCAACAAATGTCCACGCCTTCCGTGCTCTTGATGGTCTGCTCGTTGTTGTGCAGACCCTTGAACATGATGACGCTACCGTTATCATGTCGTATCTCGTCACGTGTCACGGTGAACCCGGCCAGCCCGTACCCGTCGATAAGGTCCACGAGAAGCCGTTGCACGGATTCCGTGATGCTGTTCTGGAACTCACGGGTGCATAGGACACGGGTGCATGTCATCGAGCAACGTAGCAGAATGCTTATCGCGGCCGTCGTGGACTTGCCGGACGAACGACCACCGCTCAACGCATAATACCGGTACGGTGATGTTTCCTCGCCTTGCAGATACCAGAACAAAGGCCGAAACGGTTTCGGCACTTTCAGACGCTTCTCCATATTGACCTCCAGAGAATGGTGAAGCCCGCCGTCCAGCGGCCTGAAGCCAAGGCTGGAAGGCGGGCTTTCCTACTATCGATTCTAGTCGAGCAACAGCCGAACCAGATCATCCAACGTCATGCACACGAGCTGTTCGCCCATACGCTCAGGGGTCATGCCGATTCCACGGCGTTTGACCACGGCCACGCCGCACAGGGCACCGTAATGCCCGGCCTCCGTTTTGGCCTCGCGTAGGTATTGCGGTATGCGTAGCGTGGACTCGTTCTTGCATTCCACGGCGACAAGGCTACCTGCCCTCGTATGGACGTTTCCCACGTCACCCCTATCCTTAGAGCCACCCATAGGTATACGTTCCACAGCGGGCTGATTAAGGGCCTTTTTGAGGTAATCCACGGTCGCCTGTTCAAAACTACTCCCCGCACGCTTCGCGGATGTACGGTTTCTGGACATTCCTGTGCTCCGTTTCCTTCACATGATCCAGCATGCTGAAATAGCCGTAGTACGTGTTGCCGCACGAACACGTGTATGCGATGGTGTCTCCGAACACCTGTTCAAGGTCGATGTGATGCCCCATTGTCCTACTCCTGTTCGAATATCCGCAGACCGCATGTGCGGCCATCCTTCACCCTCAAGGTTAGGACACCGGGGTTACTGTACTCGCCGTTCGAACGGGTCAACCAGTCAGAACCGCATTCCAAGGCGGGGCACCCGTATATGACGCGCCCACGGCTTTCCTGCACTGTCAGATGGTGGAAGTGGCCGTGTATTACGGTCGTGGCGTCACGATAGATCGTGTCACGGATGCCGCCAGCCTGTTGCGCCACCCAATCTCCCAGCTTCGTGACCTTCTTCGCGTAATGGCCGTGAAGCATGGCGATATGGGCGCCCTCCACATCCAGTGCGAGACCGTGCGCCAACGGTTGTTCGGTCAATACCGTGACACGCTCCCTGAAACCACCGTCTAGTAGGTCGATGGCATCGCCGATGGTCTTGATCAGAGCCACACCCCAATCGCCTACACCGTTCACCTGACCGTTCGCCAAACGTTCCTCTCCATGATTGGAGCGGACGCCTGCCAACGTGAGATGAGCACATAATGGTGCGAGCGTGGTCACGTATTCCATGAGGATACGCCCGGCCGCACGCAATTGTTCGGATTGCGGCAAATCGTTCGTGCTCGCCTGAGACGTGGACGTGTGATTGTTCGTACCCTCGCAAATGTCCCCGAGATCAGCCACCACGATTTCACGCGGACGCTCACGCTCACACAACGCCTTCAATTGTCCAAGAATGTTCTCGCACCGTTCGACAAGCTCCATCGTTCCACCGTGCGCCTCCCCCGCCTTGCCGGTCTGCATGTCGGCCAGGCAGACGATAAGCGGCAGACCCTCGCACGGTGCGTCATGCACCGGCTCCACGCCCTTGAACGGCGCGGCCAGCCAAGCGGCCACCTCATCATCCTTATTCCGCTTGTGAAAACCGAAGTAGATGCTACGCTTATCATCGTCGTTATGACACCAGATTTTCTTCGACCCGGCATCCAGACACCATTCGGCCGGATCCAATCCAGCCATGCGCAACAGGTCATCATCGTTACCGATAAGCGACGTGGACACGAGACCCGTAGCGGCGGTACCGTTGGTCGCGCCCATCTCCACGTGCGGCCGGTATTCCGGCTTCAGACGATTATTCGCCTCGCGGGCCGCATCCTTCTTCAACTGCGACTGAAGATTCTCAAGATTCATGGACGACCTCTTCCAAACGACGCCTGAGACTACGCAACGACCCGTCTGTCGTGTCCAGTCCGTTCGCCTTCAGCACGCGCAACAGGCTGGACACCGAATAGGACGGGTCGATAATCAGCGACGTGAAATCCTCCCACGCGATATCGTTCGACTCACACCACCGACGATACCTGAAGTCGGCGTCCGTGCGGGCCATGTCATCCTCCACCTGTGTTTTCAATGTTGTGAAGTCAATCATTTCTCAATCTCCCTACTGTTGTCATCCGGAAACTCGACCGTGATCTGAGGCGGGGCGGCAACCGATACGGACTGTTCCACCGCCTGCAACGGTCGCCCGTCGATACGGTCGGACAGTTTCTCGATGGCGTCGATACGCGCCTTGCCTTCCAACATCATCGCATCCTTGATGGCGGTCAGAGCCATCATCTGCGCCGTGGTCAACCCGTCTTTCTTAGCCTCTTCGTCCAACTGCGCGGCGGTCATACGAAAATATCTGCGCAACTGCTCCGGGTATGAGTCGGCCGGGTTCCAACGACCGGTGCGGTTGATTGTCCACGGTCTGTCTCCAAACCCGCCCTTGCCGGTGGGATTGGCGTTGTATTTCTGCTGATGCTTGCTTTTGACCGGCATATGCGCCTCCAATCAGATAAGCCGTCCATTCTCTAGGATACTTTGAGAATGGACGGCATGGACGTTTACTCTTCGGCTGCGAGACGCTTCCAGTCAACACCGGACAGTCTCAGCGTCCGCAACGCCTCCAGTCCGGCTTCCAACGCTTTGATTTTGGCGGACGGCAAGTCTGCCAGCGGGTTCGTGGATGCTATCAGCGGGAACCCGTCGAGCTCCAGCTTCACGTCATCCCAATCCCATGTCGTACCTTCGGCCGGGAATGGTACCGGGATCCACTCGTGCGGTCGTAGCTGAACGAACCGGTGTCCTGTGACCGTGTAGTATTCACCGAGACCTGTCGGCTCGTTTTCGCACGCGGTGTCCACGATGCTGAGGGCGTGCGCGGCCGTGATGTTCAGTGCGGACCGCAGTGCGTCAAGGGCCATCGTGTAGGTGACCTTGCCTGAGTCGGAAACGTCTTCCGAGCATGGCCGCCAATTGGAAACGTCCACGCCGTCAGCAAGACCTTCCCATTCGATTTCGCACAGTGCGGGGAGAGGAGCTCCGGGGAACGGCGCATACGAATCGTCGCCGGTCAGGTGGATACTCTCACGGTCAACCCGGTTCGGGATGATGACCGCGAAGACGTTCTGCCCCTGACCGCTTTTCACGCCGTCGTGCATAATCTTCACGGTGCGGATGCCGGTTTGCGAGTCGGTGTCGTAGCACCATGCGTACAGTGTCTCGCCTTCAAGGTCGAGTCTGTAGCATCCCACGTAACCGTCCGGTTCGGCCATGATGCAGATGGCACGGTCCAAGTCGCGGGCATCCTGCTTGTGCTCCCAGTCGAGCGTGTTGTAGGGCTGGTGGAACGTGACGCCGCGATACCGGTCATCCCGGCCTTTGATGGTGAGCGTGCCATCCTGATCGATTGTCCAGTTTCCAGCAAATGCGTTCAGATGGAGCGCGTGGTTGGTGTGTGTCATGATGTTGGTTCCTTTCCTATGCTTGACGGGTGTTCGTCGTTGGCTGAGGTTCCACTACGTAGCAGTAATAGCTTGCGTCGCACGAGTATGTGATGTTCTGTTGTGATGGCGTGAAATCGATGAACGCCATGCCGACGTAGAACAGGATCAGTGACGCGAACAGTAGCATGATTGCCAACAGTATGGAAAGCAGCTTCCAAAGTTTCGGGTCCATTGTGTCTTCCTTAGACTACGACGCTGATCAGCGTCTTCCAGAATGTTAAGACTGCGAGGATGAGCAACACCGGAATCGTGATGGCGGTGATGGCCGCCGCCGCGAGGACGAGATGGCTGATGATGGTTCCGACGAAGCGGGCTATCGGGTGTTCTTGTTTCATTTCCTTGGTTTCCTTTTCTGTCCGGGGTGCCGGTGTTTCCATACGCGGCAGGCGTTGGAGCACGTGTCGCGGTGCTGTGCGGTGTCCGGTAGGGGCTTGCCGCATACGCTGCACACGTTGCGGTCCCCCATGGGGAACGCGGCCATGATGGTTTCGAGTTTCACTGGGTTCACCTCCCTTGCTGACTCCAGTGTAACACCTTGTAACGACTTATCCCTGTTTTCTCAACAGTTTCCGGCATTGTCTCAAGTCCATCGTGCCCAACCCCATCGGATAGTAGTAGACGCCGCCCCACACGCCGGCCGCATGGGTTCGACGCTTCTTGTCCGGGTTCCCCACGCCGTCCCATTCGCCGAACCGGGCGCATTCTGATTTCACCGGGCACGTCTCGCACGTGGATAACGCCACTTCGAGTCCGGCGAGGTCCATCGAGTCGGGCACGAACAGATCGGGGTCGAGGTCACGGCATGCGGCGGAGCGTTGCCAGTCGGTTCTCATAGTTTGCCTCCCAGATACGAGAATATCCCGCCATCCAGTGTACGGGTGACGGGATACATGTCTCTGTAGGCGATTCTTTGGGGCCTCTAACGGGCGTTCAGGTTGAAGCCGGACAATGTGTAGTACTTGGTCGCCAAGAGGTTACTAAGAGCGTCTTTTGTGGGTTCCTCTCCTGTTATCACAGCTTCCAATTGTCGGGGACGGCCTGCAACACCCAATTAGGGGTGAAGCCCTCACCGTCCTGACTGTGTGACATGTAGTGGGTTTCCATGTATCGTTCGCGGACGGGCGCGCCGGTGGTCGGGTAGGTGATTTTCTCCACCACGTCCCTGACGCCTTCGCCATCCGCATCCTTCACCCATCGACGGTCGAGAAGCTGCCTGAGTTGGATGGACCCGTTCGGCAGCGTGCTTCGGCGTGGGTAGTCCGGCATGGTGCGCATGAACTCTTTCCTGTCCTGTGTCATCGTGGGTTTCCTTTCCTTGGGTTGACGGTTACGAGTGTAACACCTTCACCATCGTACGCAAACCGCATTCGCGAAACCGCCACACAAGGCAACGGGTGACTTGGGTGGGTTACTTTGGGGTTCCTACTATATATATATTTTTTCTTGCCAGTTTTCCTTGAAAACATATAGAACAGAGTGGACGGTTAACCAAGTCACCCGATATGCTCCAAACCCTTGCATACGTATGTCTGACCTTGGGTGACTTGGTGGGTAACATTGATGTTCGGGGTGACTTCACATGTCACCCGATTATGTGATGGAATTGTAAAAGGTGACTTGAAGTCACCCGAAGGTGACGTTACCCCGCTATCATGGGACATGTCACCCAGCCAGAAAGGAACTCACATGAGCACCGAAATCACAACCACCGGCACCAAAGAGGCCTCCGTGGAAGACAAGGACACGTCACGCAAACCGAAAAAACTCACCGACAGCCAGATCCTCGACTGGTACGAGGATGAATTTCAGGGGCTCGTGGATGACACGACGGGCGCATTGCTCGCGGTTGCACGGGACCGTTGGATTGCAAGCCCGGTTTCCGATGACGCTGCGGGACTCCTGTATTCACAGGCGGTCAAACTCGGACGCGCCGAAAACGGGTACCTGCCCACGCCGAACGCCATCAAGTCCGCCATCGCCGGTTTCAAAGCCGAAAGCGGTGATTGGCCGGTGCACCCCATCCCCTACCGCATGACCCGCGTGGGAGACGAAATCTGGGTGGACGGCGGCCAACCGCGCGAACACGACCGAACGGTATGGCATATCACCCACGACATCATCGAGGAGCTGCAACGGCCTGCGCAAGGCATCGTGTTCCGTCGCTCACGTCGCACCGCGCCCATGCCCCGCCCCGACCTCGATGTGGACTGGGAGCGGAGCATGGCGGATTACGTGAAACTGTTCCCCGGCTTCAACGAAACGCATGTAAAGCTGTCGTGGCTGTGGGACGCCTACTGCTACGCGCATCCCAGCGAGAAAATCCCCATCAAGAACCTGTCCGGCCCGGCCGGCTACGGCAAGTCGTCAGTAATGGACACCGATATCCTTCTCGTGGACAACGCGCTCGCCGTCAGGGGGGGCAACCGTGGCGTCCGCCTCCGTGAGAAATGCGACGATGACGATTTGGCCTCCGTGGCAGCGCAAAGCTATCTCGCCGCGTTCGACAACATTAGCAACGTGACCGAACACAGCGATCTGCTCACCAGCTTCAGTACGGGCGGCACGCTCGCCAAGCGACAGCTGTACACGGATACGGAGATGGCAAGCGTCACGATGCTCAAACCAACAATTCTGACCGCAATCACGTTGCGCGGCGTCGGCGCCGACCTTGCCAGCCGGTTCATCGAGATCACCGCCGAACACAAGCCGGCGTATAACGCGAAGTGGGAGGAGTGGCGTGACGGTCTCATTCCCGGCATCCTAGGAGGAATTCTGCGGTACGTGCAGATCATGCTCACGTTCGAGAAGACCGTGCCCAACCCGTCCGTGTCTACCCGTGTCTCCGCATTCAGCCACTGGGTGTATGCCTACGACAAGCTCACCGGCGAAGACCTGCTCACCCAGTACGTCGCCAGCACCAAGGACAGCCAGCTAGACAACGCCGACGCCTCCACCGCCGTGCTCATCATGGTGGACATGGCACAGGAAGGCGTGTTCTCGGAAAACGACACGTGGACCATGGGGGACTTGTTGACCGCCATGAAGCATCGTCAGCTTGGCAACATCGACAGGTACGGCAGTAATCTTCCGAACAGTCCGAAGGGGTTGGGTGACTCCCTCACACGCAACATGGACGCACTGCTGTTGTACGGAATCCAGATCGAGAAGACCGGCCGCAAGCTCCACGGCCGTCCGACCCGTCGCATCGTCTACACGGAACCAGTGGACATTACCGAACCCGCCATGGACACGGTGCCGGCCACGACCGCATCACAGTCCGCCTGGGACCTCTAAGGTGTTACACTAGTGGTGTGGTCAATCACCCGGCCACACCACATTCAAATAAGGAGATCACAATGCTGTTCACATGCGCCGCGCCAGAATACATGGCCGAAGGCTGGAGGGTCATACCGCTACCACCTAAAGACAAGTTTCCGCCACGCAAAGGCTACACCGGCTACGACGGCAAAGACCCCGACCGTGAGACCGTGCTTCACTGGTTCGAATCCGACATGAAGTGGCGCGGGGATGCGGGCTTCAACTTGGCCGTCGTACTGCCGGAAGACATCATCGCCCTAGATCTAGACGCGCCGGACGGACACCGGGTCAAGGAAGACGGCGTTAAGACCATCGAGGCTCTGGAAAGCGAACTCGGGGCACTGCCGCCGAGCGTTACCAGTTGCCACGGCAAACCTGACAATCCGTACCGGCATCGCCTGTACCGTGTGCCTACCGGACTGCACTTCGATGCCGTTGGAGGCGGCGTTGACACGATACAGCACTCGCACCGCTACCTGTGCGCATGGCCTTCCGTCCATCCGTCCGGCGAACGCTACGAATGGTATGCTGCGGACGGTTCGCGTCTCGGGCGCGTTCCAACACGCGATGACATCGCACCGCTGCCGCAAGCGTGGCTGGAGCGCATGAAGACAAAGCCCGTGAAGCCGCGTGAAACACCGTCAGGCCCCATGCCGGTCCTATCGTCGGACGCCGACCGGGACGGCCGTTGCAAGGCCGTACAGACGGTGATGGACAAGTATATTGCCGACCCGACCTATGGGAAGTCCAGCCGCCATGACGGGTTCTGCAAGCTCGCCATGGTGTTGGCCGGCATGGAGGCGGAAGGCCATCACGGCGCATGGGATACGGCACTCGAACTGGGGGACGGGTTCGTGTCCATGGTCGCGCCGGAACGCAAGAGCGAATCGGTGGCCGCATCCGAACGTGACGGTATTCTGAAGTCAGCGTGGGACAAGTTCGGCGGCGCGGGCGGCGGCGCGGATCCGTGCGTGACGTACCGGCGTGAGAAGCCACGTCGCCGGTTCAAGCCCGTCCATACCGGCTCGTTCTAGAAATGTGTGGATAATGTGCCGAAGCCCCGGACTTGGTGTCGGGGCTTTCCCATACCCGCTATATTGGAAACCGTCAACAGGAAGTTGACACCACCTATAGAAAGGAACCCCACAATGCACATCGCAAGCGGAATCTGGTACGCGGTCACCGGACCCACCCAGTACCTTCTTGGAAGCGACGAAGTGAAAACCTACGCGAAGGCGGACACCATGTACAAGGTGGCCGGCGAACGCTTACAGGGCGAAGTCATCCTTCCGGGCGCGGTACTGCTGTCCGACCCGAAACCATACGCCGGGGGCGCCTACCGTATTGAAATCACGCCGTTGAAACCGTTCACCCCGGACCTTTGTTCGGACGGCGAACGCCATACGGTCGTACACATGCCATACGGGACGTTCAAGGCCGAAACCGGTGTTGTCATGTCAACCCCCATCGTTGTCATGGGCGACGGCCTGACCATGGACGCCGCACAGCTCGCCTCCTACTTCAATGCGGACGGAAGCCATAACGACAAGTGGAACGATGAGGTCGGCGAAGATAACATCGACTGGAAGATCTAGCATCCACGTCAAGAAACACTGAAGCCCGACCGGGGAACCCAATAAAACCGGTCGGGCTTCAGCATTCATCACCCAATGCGAGGGAGGCGTAAGGAGACCGCCTGCAACCTCACGTTCACCGATTATAGTAGAAACGCCGGAAAATATCAGCACAAGGTGTTACACTGGTAAGTGCCAACCCAATAAACACAAGGAGAAACCCATGCTGACAGACATCATACAAACCATCACCTACACACTCGACACCAAGGTGCTGTCACCATACAACGCCTACACCGACTGGACCAAGGCGGAGGCATACCGGTACAGTAACATCGATATAATCGACCACGGGTATATCCACGGCGACGTGTTCCACGGCGCCTATTTCGGAGACGCACCGGCAAGCGAGGCCATCCGCACCGGACGCACCTATTACAATCTCTCTGGACACGAAACATACCTCCGCCCCGACAGCCTATGTAACTATGACGAAAACGTGGCGCTCATCGGATACAGGGGCGGCGGCATCGAGGTCGATCATCTTGTATTCATCAACATCGGCCTGTACCTCACCGAGCATGAAACCGAAACAGGTATCCTCGACCGGTTCTGCGATCATAATGGCAAAGTCAACGCCTGCATCGACTGGTACCGGCTATTCAAAGACGATGTCGACTTCCAGCGTTTTATGAGAGGATTCAAACATTGAGCAAGACACGCAAGACACCGCTGCGACTGGTGTTCGACAAATGCCCGACATGTGACCCGTATTCCACGGCGTATCTGAATGCCGGCCGCGATTGGGCCATGAAGCACGGCACGTTCGCCATGATCGTACCGTCAGGCTCCAGTCTGAGAAGCGAACTCACCCGTCAGCACAGGCTCCAACCGCCGTTCGCCGAATACGACGGCCACGCCGCAAAGGATATGAATCAGCTATGAACCATACGATAAGAAACAGCATCATCGCAGGGCTTATCGCCGGATATGCCATCACCGTCATACAGGTGTCGGACGGTCCGGCGCACGTCTTCGAGAACGCCCGCGCATGGTGGCGGGAACACATGACAGTCGGACACTTGGACGCGCTAGCCGATTGCGGTTGGTGCGCCGCCCCCTACGTCACATTGCCCGTGTTTCTTGCCGTAACCGCCACCATAAGAGGCGAACAGCGTAAGTCGGTAAAAGCAGTAGGGTACGCCACCGCAACAGCCATAGCGGCGTTCCTACGTCATGAAGCCGACCGGTATTAAAGCTAACCGAAAAAAAAACAGTGAAGCCCCGATCACCACGACCGGGGCTTCATCATATCCGAGGGAAGACTATTTGCCTTCCAGAGCATCCTTAGACAGCTTACCGCCAAGCGTCTGATTCACGACCGTGTACACGGTCTGGGAGACGCCCACGACGGCGGCGAGCACGACACCCCAGCCGTTGCCGGAAAATCCACCGGTGGCGGCGATGGCGACGGTGCCGAACACGATGGACACGGCTAGGGACACAAGACCCGTGTATTCGGTCGGAATATACTTCTTGAACGCCTGCACGAACGCGGGGGTGACAAGAGCCACCATAGCACCGGCCAGCGTGGTTGCGGCTGTAATATCCATCATGGTTCCTTTCCAAGAAAAAAAACAGTAGAGGCGCACCCCTGTTACGGGATACGCCTCATATTCTACACGCCGAGGCTACCAGTACAGAACCTCACCCGGATAGATCAGAGCGGGGTTGCCGGAACGGTACCCATGGATCAGCGTGTAGCTGATGCCATACCGGGCGGCGATGCCGCTTAGCGTGTCATTGGCACGAACCACATAGGAACGCCCGTAATTCGGCGCGTTCGACGCCGTGTACGACGGCGCGGCCTGACCACTCAGACGCGCATTCACAATCGCCATCACCTTGTCGTAGTCGCCGCCAAGACGCTGCCGACGATACGGGTCGTTGCCATAGTCGCCGCGAATGACGGCGGTGGCGAGCGCGTTGTAATCGACGGACGGTGCTGTGGTGGCAGTAGAGCCGCCACCGTAGGTTACGACATCGCCCACGTAGTAGCGGTTGATGTCACCGCTTGGCGTATGCCATGCGGACAGCGGCCATGCGTTGTAGGCTACGGCAAGTCCCCAGATGGTCTCACCCCACTGCATGGTGTGGCTGATGCCACCCGTGCTGGGAGCGGGCTGTGGGTTGTTCGGCTGCACGGGCGCGGATTGGGCCGGTGGGGCTGGTGGCGTTAAGCCTCCGGTAGGGTTGGCGTACAAATCCCACTGCCATGCGTCGCCACGGAACAGATTGAGGTCAATGGGACTCCACGTGTTCACAACACCGGTGCCGGAGTACTGGCGCATGGCCTCGCCGTATGCGCCGATCATCCACGGGTTGGCCTGATAGCCGGTCGGGCTCATGTTCGCGTACTGGGCGATCCACAAACCGTACCGGTCGCGGATATCCTGCGGGATGATGCCAGCCACCGGGCCGGTGTACAGCAATGGGCGCACACCACCCGAAAGCCGCTCACATTCGCCCATGAATCGGCGTACCCAATCCCAATTACCCCATGCGGGATTATCGTCCATCTCCCAGTCAAGCGCCACGATGCCGTGACGCCAGTAGTTGCTGGTGTTGCGGTAGAAGAATTGGGCCTCACCCTCGGGCGAACCGCCCATGGCGTAATGGTAGAGGCCGAACCGCTTGCCGGACGCCTGCGCCTGGGCGATCATGCGGTTGGCGTCGGTGTTGACGCCGGACACGAGACAGTTGTTATACACCTGTCCCGTGCCCCATGTGGCGCCGACCACCACGAAGTCCGCCTGCGTGTTGGCGATGTCGATGCCGCACTGCCAGTTGGACACGTCGATGCCCTGCATGTCCGCGAACGCCATGGGCGTGAACGTGAACATTGCCAGCACCGCCGCTAGAATCGCCATGAGACGTTTACGAAAACGGGTCATAGTAGAACCTCCAATCGGTAAATGGATAATCCAACTATGACCCTAGCAAACTTCCGGCAGATACCCTAAGACCGTGGCTCACTGTCCGGTTTGTCACACAGTTCTCCGAACTCTCCACGAATTTCGTCAGGTAAATGCGGTTTCGGGTTCTCTTTGAGAATCGACGTGTCAATACGATCCGTGATCTGTGCCAACCAGTGAAACAGTTTGCGTAGGTATTCGACCGCAAGCATGTAGTGATCACGGTAGCCTTCCAGTTCACCCACCTGTTGTTCGAGCGTGCTGATACGTTCCTCCAACGGTTTGATAAGGTGTTCCGTTTGCGCGGACACGATGTCGCGCCATTGGTCGGACGTGCTGTGCCTCCATGAGACCACGGCTGAGACGATTCCCGCCAGACCGCCCCCGCCGAGTAGGAGCGCCGACCATTGGAACCATTCAGGAGCCATCCGACACATTGAACCAGTGCGGGCCGACATCGAGGGTAAGGCTACGCTGGAAGGTTAGATCAATTCCCCAGGCATCGGATGTGGCGCTTGAGACCTTAAGCACGTCCCCTTTCTCGGTAATAATCATCTTGCCGATGAGTTTCGAAGCCAGATCGGATAAGACATCTGGACTGACAGTGTAACCGCTCACCAAGCGAAAATACAAGGAGATTTGATTGAAGGTGATTGCTTGTCCGGACACATAGAAACCGAACCAGACCCCAAATTGACTACTGTAGCCAAAGTCATTGAAGCAGATCATCTTTGGTGCGATATTGGAATACCGCTGTTCATTGACGAAGACACGGGGCACGCAACCGATTGGCGTGAACAGTTTTGAAGCGCCGTTCATTTTGATGGTTTTGTCGTCATAGGATACACCACCGAGATCGTTCCACGTCGCCATTTTAAGCGAGACTACACCGTTGTCAACGTTGAGTCCATCACCCACCTGCAAGATGCCCTTGCTAGTATGAGAACCGTCACCGACCGTCTGCGCGGTCGCCTTCAAACCGCCCGCCGCATCGAACTCAAGGCCAGGGTTGTCGGCGCTCAGGTTGACGGCCACGCCCGCATCCGAGGAAACAAGCCCCTTGGTGCGGTCGATAAGCACGCCCGCTCCGGTGGCGTCGTTGCCGTGAATTTTCGCCACGTCGTAATCCCCCTCTGCCGGGGGTGCCACGTGTGAGACGCTGAGCGTGCCGGCAGAGTCCACCTCAAGACCAAAACCGGGCTTCACGACACCGACCTTATCGGCTGTAGCCACCACGCCCGTGACACCGGCCGGGCCTTTGAGACTCAGTAGTCTTTGCGAACCGTTGACATGCAGTCCTTCACTGTCATCACGGAAGACAAGAAACACGCTACCATCAGCGTCCATGATGAACGCCTTGCTTGTATAGTTCGTATCAATGTCCGGCCTTGGCGAAATGTTCTCTGAATTTTTCGCAATCGAATAGTCGCTGACCGTTGAACTGATGGCGGAGGTGAAGACGAACACAGGGAAACCGTCAACGCCCTGCGGGCCGGTAGGCAAACCCACCTCGACATTGTAATCACCGTCAGCGTTCTTGTTGGAAGTGACGGTGGCCTGTTGCCCAGCCTGAAGCGTGGTCGCCGTAATGGAGGCGATGGAAGCGCCGCGCGGCAAACCGAGATTCATGGTCTTGTCCCACTTGTCGCCCGTCAACTCGAACGTTGGAGCCTCGTTCGGCTTCCGCTCGGTCACGGTTCCGGCCGCGATGTTCGCGCCGTCAACGAGGGACTGCATGTCGTTCTTCACCGTGTTCACGCCGTCGATGGCGGCTTGCGAATCGGTGTCGAACTTATCGAGTTTCGCTTTCGAACTGGTATCGAAATCAGCCACAGCCTTATCAGACTTCGTGTTGAAGCCGTCGATGGCGTGCTGCCCGTTCGTGTTGAATGTGGCGATGGCGGTGTTACCGCGATCCACCATATCCTGAATCTGACCGTCACCATGATTGATGAGATTGTGCCATTCCTCCAGCGGATCCGGGTCAGTTCCGTCCCCAGCTTTCAGCACGCTTTCGTCAACGATGGCGTTGAAAGTCCGCGAGCACACGATTTCATCCTTCGCGGTACTGCCGGTGCCGGTGGTCTTCTGCACTTCGATAGCCATGGCGGTATGCGAGCCGGTGAGGTTCGTGAAGGCGGCACGCGGGACGGTGACTTTGAAACCCCACGTGTCTTCACCGTTCATGCCTGCGGACACGAATCTGCTCATAGTCTTGTAGCCTCCGGGATAAGCGGTACCGACCTTCGGGTTGAACAGTAGACGTGCGGTTAAAGTGACCGAACCCGGTTCGGTCGGGTCATCAATGACCTTGCCATCCTTCAACAGGCGAACCGTGATGGTACGGCCCTCAACGTCGCCGCCGCTCAGCCGGACTTCGGGAATCCAGTCGTTCGCACCGTCGATATCAATGTCGATGTTGCGGTAATCGTCAAAAGTAGGCATTTCAGCTACCTCCTGAGTCCTTCGAGGAACTTCGTTTTTTCTTCATCAATACTAGCAGTCAGCCAATCCGGTACGCTTGACCGTTCCTCCGCCGAACGCACAGACATGAAGGCCGTGTATCCGCCTGTGTGCAGCTTCGGAAGTCCAAGCTGTTCACGTGCCTTGTTTTGTGCCTTCACAAGCGATTTTTTGGGGTATTCCACGGCCGCAAAAAACGAAGTCCTAGGCTTATCCGTATCTTCTGGAAGAGTGTCTTCCAGAGCCTCATAGAGAGGCGTGAACACGTTATCACCGGTCGCTTCGTCGTATATGTTCGGCGCGTTCTCAACGATGGTCGGCATCGCCTTCACGCATTCCTCCACACCCGTGTATCCGAGAAGCAACATATATGAGGCGATAATGGCCGGGGACGTGAGAACGAACCTGCCTCCACAGGTCGCGCCTGAAGCGTTCTTTTCGTTCGGATCGTAGTCAAGCGTGACAAGCACCTGACCGTGGTTCTGTTCATACTTCATAGCCGTTCCTTTCATCATAGAAGTACGCCAAGCGTATTGAGGTAGAAATTCACGTTGCCATCAGAGAACATCCTGACGAAATCACCGTACTTGACGTTCAGGTCAGACACGACATTTGGAACGCCTCCAACAGTGCCTGCCTTCCATTGTACAGTAGTCGGGCTTGTCTGCACAGTCCTAGGCGCACTGGTCACCCACACCTTCCAGCCACCGGCACTCGCATTGGAAACCGTAGTATCAAAGAACAGGTTGCCATCCGAGGCGATATGATCGAGCGTAGCCAAAGGCTTGTAACGTCCGCTCCTCGCCGGTTGCGCCGTAACATCAAACTCCATCCGCTTGGCGGCGGCTATAGAAACGCCCTCCCAATAGAAGAACTGGAATGTACCAAGGTTCGTCCAATAACCGAGCTTGCCGCCGATGTACACGTTTTGCGTGTCGGAGTTAAGCTCGATGCCGAAACTGTTCGGGTTCTTCGTCGTGTCGGATACCCACATGGTAGCCACGTTCGGGGTGCCGTCCTGAGAGGAAAGCGAACCGGAACCAAGCCCCAGTCCGGCGCTCTTGTTCTGGAAGACGCCTGTTCCAATCCGCATGGCATGCAAGGGCTTGTTGTTCACCTTGTCCCAGCCGATATAGGACACGTAGCCGTTGTGGTCGGCGACACTGCCACGGTTGCGGTCGAAGAACTGGATGCCGGACCCATCGGCGGCATCACCGGTGCCGGAAGTCCAATCGAAATCCGGGTAGAAGGCCGCTTCCGAATGGCCGTCCGTCGAAACGGTCTGGAACCACCCCAGCATGTGAAGCATGTTGTTCGACAAATCCCAGTAGCTCTTCCCATCGGCGGACTGGATCTTGCCGGCCACGATAAGGTCCGCGAGGAACCCGTCACCCGTGCCAAACGTCTTCCAATCCCACGACCCATCCGCCTTCTTACTGTTGGCGATACGGAAATACCCGCCTCCAAGCTGAATCGCCTTATCGGGGTTCTGATCAATGGGCTTGTTGTATACGATGATGCCTTCGCCGGGCGTCATATACGTCCAGCCACCGGTCGCATTCAATACCTGATTCAACCCGTCAACGACCTGCTGCATGTAGGAAGGCTTCGCGTTCACCACATCGTTCACCGCACCACTGGAAGACCACAATTGACTGACCGTACTGTTCAGTTCGTTGTTGCGTTGCGTGTACGACTGGACGATGTTGCCAAGCGTTATCTTCATACTGGTAATATCACCGGTCGGGTCATCCTCGATGGCGAGCACACGGCCGCTGAGTCGAAGAGTCGGATTGAACGTGGTATCCACGATCTGCACGCCGTCACCCAAATGAAGCTGTTGGATGTCGAAGTTAGCCAACTGGAGCGCGGCCACGTCCGCCGTGTAGGAGACCTTCGGCACGACCGACTCTTTGAGCGCGGCTTTCGTCAACGCCAACAGTTCGGACGGATCCTCACAATCTGGGAACTCCACCGTCCCTTCGGCGTGAACCTTCGTGCCATCAGGCCCGACCACGCCCCACTGTTGTAGCGCCGTGGCATCCTCCACGTACTTCTTCCCGTTGTTGACGGACGCGAAGTCGATTTTACGACCGTAACCACCGGTCGCATTGCCTTCATCATCGGTCGTGGCAAGCCCTTTGCCGTATCCGTAAAGCCGCGTGTACACGTTGTCCGCGCTCACCGTCCGTTTGATGGACTGAAGGTCGGAACCGTACTCGAACCGTTTGCCGGAATCACTGCCAAGCCGACCCACATTGATAAGACGATGCTCGATATGTGTCATGTCAACGGACGGCTTCACCTCGGTCTCGAACTCCACGCCAGCCGCTTTCAGAAACGTCTGCAAGGCCTTCAACGCGGACACGTGATAATAGTTCGTCTGCACGGTGCCGGACGCAATGGTCCCCAACTCCCAGCGCGTGCCCTCGATGGCCTTCGTGACCGCCTCGGTGAACGTGCCGTTATTGATACGCTTGTCATCCACATACTTCAGATCAAGTTCATTGATGGAATCGACGGCATTGAACGAGGAAACCGGAATGGTGCCCGCACGTTCAACGGAAGGCTGTGTGACGATATACTCACGGTACTTGCCTTCCGGGTCTTTGAACACGATACGATCATCCTTATCAACCGTGTTCAGGCACGTGATGGAAAGCGTGTTAGTCCCATCCGTCTTGCGGGTGCGCTTGCACTGTACGACGTTAACCAGATCATGCTTGTAATTGCCGAAACGGTCATAGACTGCGAAACGGGTCAAGACGTGCCTCCCTAGAACATCCAACGCGGCGTGTACTCCATGATGCACGTCGCCCTCGGTTTCGGTCCCTCAACCGATATTAGCAGTCGGGATGTATCGCCCGGACGAAGCGGGAAGAACACGCTGTTCAACGTCGGAGCGAGGAAACCACCGGAACCTTTGACCGTATGGTTAAGCATGTCGAACGAGAGCGTGACGCCCGTATAGTATGCTGCGGAAGTCGTGCTCAGTTCCACCACCGCCTGTTCATCTGGCAGGCCATCATCGCCCATGTAGTAGATGCGTACCCGTTGCGCCGTGTCCACGGTAATATCCAATTTGGACGGATAGAACTCCCTGTTACCGTAGAACAACGGCGCCTTCACTGCATAGTTCGCATACAAGTCGGACGCGCCACCGCCACCAGCTAGACGGAAACCCACCGATTCCTTATTATCCGCATACATGAACGGGTCATTACAGTAGACCGAGCATTTCACCGAAGCGATGGTCAAGCCGCTACCCTCCCACACGTCCTTCCATGCGTCGACCGCGAGAGTACCACGAAACCACCCTTTCTGCACCCTCCACGAGACTTTCAGGCTACGCCCGTGCAAGCCTCCGAGATAACGTTTCGACTCCCTGATTTCATCTAACGCGCCCACCGTGAACAACGTGAACGATATGGTGCGGGAACCGAGATACGCGCGGCCCAGCGTATCCCTCAACGTCGTGTCATACGAACCGTTGAAACCGGGCGCTGTCGTATGTGACAGCGAGGGCGACGCCTCCCCGATTTCAAGACTGGAGCGTTCCAACCATAGACCGTGTTCGTCTATCGGGTCGCCGTCAACGGTCAGCACGAAATCACGTTCCACAGGCATGAGCGTTCGTGCGATGGGCGGGCATACACGTTTCATAATCAAGCCTCCCTATCGGCCTTCAAGGCCAGCTCTTCGTCAATGTCATCAATCATTGCGATTGCGAGGTCACGGCCTGTCGTGGTCAGCACCCACTTTTTGCCGCTCAAAGCGTTCGCCATGACAAGGCTCAACGCCTCCATGTCCACCGTACCCGAACTTCCAATACCGTTCGTACCCGTATCGTAGGAGCGTGTAGCCGTGCTGAACGTAGGTGCGGGCGTGACGCTCGAAGCCATGCTGTTGACAGCACTCACGTTCGCCTGCGCATCCACGTCATTGATCGGGTCGAACAGGCCGGTGATATCCGACACCGTGTCCTTCACGTCTCCAAAACTATCCTGCAAGCCTTCGTTCAAACCACCCATGATGGCGTTACCGGCCGGAACCAGCAGCTTCCTATCGTAGCTGATAGGACCCTTATGCGAGACGATCCAGTCGCCGATGTCACTGATAAACGAGGTAACGTTGTTCCAAGCGTTTTTCAATCCACGGAATAAACCGTTGATGATACTTTCGCCGGCTTTTCTGAGCAGGCCGCCCACGTTGCCCAATGCGGAGAGGATACGGTCTGGGATACTGTAGAAGAAGTTGACCACGTTGTTCCATGCGTTCTCCGCGCCGTGTTTCGCGTCATCGAAGATCTTTCCGATTTTGTCGGGCAACGATTTGAAGAAACCGACTATCCTGTCAGGGACACTGCCCATGAAGTTGGTGAACTTTTCCCAGATGTTGCGCCCGGTTTCGGTTTGGGTGAAGAACCACGCCAGCGCGGCCACCAACGCGCCTATGGCGGTGACAACGAGCATGATTGGGTTCGCGTCCATGGCGACGTTCAATGCCCATTGCGCCGCTTCGGCGAGGGTGGCGGCGGTGCTGAAATTCTTCAACGCGGTCACCACGGCGCTGATGACACTGGCCACCTTGAACGCGGCGAATCCGCCGCCGATGGCCGCCAGCGCGGCCGAGATGGGTTCTTCGTTCTCGCTGACCCAATTACCGAACTCGGTAAGCTTGTCGGCCACCTTCTGGACGAAACCGGCCGCATCGTTGAACGCGTTGCCCAACTGGGTGCCGATGTCTCCCGCATTGGACAATCCTGTCAGTCCGGGCGCTATCGTGGTGACGATGTTGAAGAACGCATTGCCCAACGAGCCGAGCGCGTCGCCCACGGACTTCACGGTCTCCTTGAAGGATTCGAACGCTCCGGTATTGCTTAGGGAGTCGGTGAACTCCTTCAATCCTCCGATGGCTTTACCAGAGAAACCGCTCACGGTATCCGCGACAGTGTTCATAGCATCCGTCACGGCAGGTTTGAAAACATCAAGTAAAGTGGATCCCGCCTTCACGGCAGAGGCCTCAAGATTTCCCAACGCACCATCGAACGTCTGCGTGCTCTTAGCCGCCTCTTCCGCCGTATCCGACAAACCTAGTTCGAGAAGCGCCTGATTGAACTCTTCCGCCGTGATTTCACCTTTAGCCATGGCTTCACGGAAATCACCCGTATACGCGCCATTCTTCAGCATTGCCTCCTGAAGCTTGCCGGAAGCACCGGGAATCGCATCGGAAAGCTGATTCCAGTTCTCGGTAGTCAGTTTTCCGGCACCCGCCGTCTGGGTCAACGCCATGGACACGCTCTTGAACTCGTCCACGCCACCACCGGCGACGGCCGTAAGATTACCTGCCGCCTCTGCAAGCTTGTCATAGTTCGGCACGCCGTTCGCCGCCAACTGTGCGGTAGCTTTACGGATATCACCAAGGTTGAACACGGTTTGGTCCGCATACTTTTGGGTGCTGTCCGTCAACGCCTTGATCTTGCTGTCATCCACGCCGGCGAACTTCAACGTGGAGCCGAACTTGTTCGCTGAATCGGAAGCGTCCACCATCTCTCCGACAAGACCGCCAACCAAATCAATGACCTTGCCGGTCACACTGGAGGCGATTCCGGCGACGGTACCCCAACCGGCGCTGAACGCCTTGCTGAAAACCTCGCTCTTCTTCGAGGCGTTGTCCTGCGAGTCTCCGACGCTTTTCGTACTCGACTTGATACGCTCGTTCGTCTTCTCGACGGTGGCCGCGCCGGCCTCGTACTGCGACGTATCGATTTTGGCGTCAAGCTCGATGCTGCCGATATCCGCCATAACAGCCTCCTACAATATCAACGTCTCAAACGCTTGTTCATATCGCTCTCGAAACGCTTATCCGCTTTCTTGCCCGCGACGGCCGCATTCACCGACTGTCGCATGTCCATACACGATTTTACCCGTTGCACTTCCATGACTTTTCGTCCCGCATGAAGCATACGCCGGTAAAAGTCCGGGGTCATCCGGTTCATCATGTACGCTTCGACCGCACCCCAGCCATACATGATGCCGAACTCAGCCAACTCCAAGTCCACGTCATCGTAGCCACGCCGATTGTCCCGCGTATGAGAAGAGCGGAAACGCTGTAGACGCTCCCGCTCTTCAGGGGTAATCATTTCACCCCAATCAGCCATTCTTCACCTCGACGCCCTGCATGGCGAGCTTGATCAATTGGTCCATGACCTGCCGGTACACGTATTCGCTCTTCGACTTCGTGACCCGCGCCCACGCCTTGAAATCATCGTTCGGGCTGATGAGCGGGATAACCATGTCATCCATCATCTTCGACGCCTGAATGAGGCTCTTCGGGTCGGACCCCAGCATGTCGTTGAGGTACTGGATACGGTTGCGCTGTTTGATGATATTGTAGTAATCCTTCGTGCCGACCGGACGAATCGTGTACACGGTGCCGTCGATTTCGACCCGCTTGCGACGCAACGCCTTCGACGTGTCGAACACCGGCATGTCTTCGAGAACAATATCATCGTCCGTGGTGTCGTAGTCTTCGAAATCCGTGGTGTCGTAGTCTTCGAAATCAGTGGTTTCGGGTTCTTCAGCCATGATGCCTCCAAATATGAGTGAACCGCCCAACCAAGGCGATTGGACGGTTCATATTATACCGGTGGCTTAGGACGCGACTACTTACCAGCAGATGTCACGGTGATGTGCAGCTTCTTCTCGATGTCGCCGACCGTGACGGTGGCGATCGCTGTACCGGCCTTAGTGCCGGAGACACGCACCTTGCCTTCATTGGTGACGGACACGGCCGCAATGTCGGAATGGTCAACCGTGACGGACGGCGTACGCTCGGCCGCGTTCTCCGGAACCACGTTGATCGCCACGTCAACGTTCGCGCCGGTCGCGACGGACACGGTGGCGGGGGTGAGCGTGAAATCGGTGGGGTGAACCGGAATCGGCTCATACCGTCCAGTTTTCGGATTGTAGAGCGTCGGTTCGTCCAGAGAGCCTTCACCGAAGATAACGGCGGGCACATCACCCGGAATCATGCTGATCTGAAGCTCCACCTCGAACGGATCCGTGAGGTTCACGGCGAACTCACCGCCGTTGGCGATAAGCGCATTCGGAATACGAATATCCTGTGAGGAATCCGTGTCGCACGCATTATGGATTACCACAGTGACCGGATCGGTGGTACGGCACTCGTTCGCGCCGAAGGAAACCTGACCCGGCGTGTAATCATCATCGTTCTCATGGCCCGTATACTTGAACTTGCCGGCCTTCCACAGGTTCGGGAAGATACGGCCAAGGAAGCGTACGGACGGGATGATAACCGTGATGGTGGCTGACAGTTCGTCATATGCGCCGTTCGGCACGTTGAACGTACCCGCCTGCGAACTGATTTCGGTCGTGGACGGTGTGACGGTGATGGTACCGATTTCATCCGAAATGCACTCGGACGGGATGCGTTCGGAACCGATATACACCTCTTTCTTGCCGACTAGTCTGTATTGAGTCATAATGACCTCCTACGTAGGTTTTTGCACTTGCAAGGAACGACACAAAGGAAGTGCCGTCTGCCCATTACTTTACTCGATGGCCTCGTAATCCTCCAATGAAGGCAGTCCGCCAGACAACTGGTATGACACCTGAAGCGTGATGGTCTTCACCCACCGTCCTTCCGAATCAACCGCCTCCAACGTTTCCGTCTGGGACGCTGACACGCTGATCAGCCTGTACGACAGTTCGATAATCGGATGACACGACAGCTCGCACATGGCCGGAAGCACGTTGTCGCACCAGTCGTGGATATGAGCGTCAAGAAGCCCCTGATACACCACGTCATCAGCGCGGGTGCTTATGGTGATGGTCGCCGTCTTCACGGCATGATTGGCCGCACCCGCCGTCATGTTCACCCATACACCGGTATCCGCCGAAACGGAACCATCCGACAACACGGGCGACGTGCCGAACCAGATCGTGTCACCATACTTGCCAAGCCCCGCGTTCTCCAATGCGAGAGCGAAAGCCAAATCCAACATGCGAGCCTCCTACATCTTGTCCGTGAAATACGAGTCAGCCTTGGACTGTACGCTCTGCCCGGCACGCTTCAGATAGAAGCGGGTGGACGGGTGAAGCTTGTTCTCATACTCACGACGTTTAGCATACGGCACGTCACCGCCGCCGAACGTCACCTTGCCCTTCAAACCGGACTCCATCTTGAACCTGCCTGAGTTGATTAGGGCGCGGCTCTTCTTCGGCGCGTTCAACACCGCCTGTTGGTGAATGTCCGACAACATGCGTGCCAGACCTTTCCGCATGATCTGGGTGCCCTTGCTTTTCCAACCCGGATTATAAGTGAAACGGTATCCCATCACGCACTCTTCCTCCCAGCCGGAACAGCCATCACGGACACGAACGGAAGGTCGCCTAGGTCGAAATCATCACCACGGCTCACCTGATTGATACGATATTTGCGTCCATTCAGCACAAGATTCATACCCAACAGCATGTCCGGGTCGGACACGTACTCAGCCGGAAGCGTGCCGGTTTCGATATGGAAGCGGCGTTGAAGATTCCGACTGTTGTAGTCGGTGAAATCGTCGGAAGCGGTCTGGGTTTTCACCATGACGTTCAGCACGGCCACTACCTTGCTTTTCACCCCCGGTGCGGCCGGTTTCGACAAGTCGCACGTGCGGGCCATCGCCGGAAACAGTTCGAACGGATTGCATTCACTCACAGGTACTCAGCCTCCCCCAGCCAGTACGGACGCTTCAGACACTGGTGCGGCGTATCAATCATGCCAAGCATGTTCCACCCGTCGCACAGCCGCCAATCGTCAAGCAACGACTGGAAGCCCTGCAACGCGCGGCCGAAAGGCGTCAACGCGGCGGAACCGTTCGTGTACGTGACGTTCACATCCTCGATGGCCTTGCTTTTCACACGATTGTCGCCGTTGTCCGCCTTCGACAGTTCCACGATAAGCCGGGCGATGAACGCCTTCACGGCATACGGGTAATCCTCGAAACCATGCGTGCCATCCACGTACACCATCGTGCCGGGCGCAACCGGATTGCCCTCTAGGGTGATAGTACGTCCAAAACGGCCCATAACGGCCCCATCCTCGGTATAAACCTCATGGTCGGGTGTAAACGTATAGGCCACGTCCTTCGAGCCGATACGGGCCTTTTTCACGTTCGTGAACCAGTATGGGAGTTGGACGGTCAGACCGTCATACGCCACATAGCCGACCACGTTCACGCCTTCCGATTCAGGTTCGAACGCATCACACGTGTACTTGGCGAGCGACTTCAACGCGGACGGAAGGAACACAGCGAAAAGGCCGGTGAACTTCGGCTGGAACGTATCCATGTCATCCTTGGTGAAAACCATCTGGTACCTCCCTGAAAAAAATACGATTGTGCCCGCCTCCCATGATACAAGGAAGCGGGCACAAGACGATCCTGTAAATCACGCCTTCAACGCGGCGATGACCTCGTTCACCTTCCCAACGGTGGTAGCAAGGTCCGCTTCGGGCGCAAGGGCAGTGAGCGCCGCTATTTGAGACTTGGCTTTTACAGCGGCGACGGCCTTCGCGTCCGTATAGGCGTCCGTGAAATCGAAACCGGATCCATCGGATTTCACGGCGATGGTCTTGCCGTTGCCGGTGGCCGCAGCATAGGAGGCGAGGTTGCCGGGCGTGATGCCGTTCGCGGCGGCAAGAACAGCCTTGCCGGTGTTGCCGACCGGAAGATATGTGGTGTCGCCTTTGTTGTCCAAGCTGATGACCACGTTCTTCTTAGTCTTGTCCACGTGGAGGGCACTGTCCGCCGTGGCGAAGGCAACCGGGTTGCCGTTTTTATCGAGGAAAACAATATCTTTGACTATATTCCCCTCAGAGCCGGAAGGCTTCACGTCAACCATATGCGCAAGCAGTGTCGCTTTGTTCGGTTCACTCATGTTGAACCCCTTTCAAAAAAGTTCAATTCCAATGGTTCAAAGTTCAAAGGCCGGACAGTGTTGTGAACCATCCGGCCTTTGAACCATCACCGTCAGTCATTCTTCACGATGACGGCGGCACTGTTTTCCTTGGCGAGACCGCCACCGGCGTACAGCTCCTGCAAATACTCGTTGGTGTTGGTCTGAAGCGCGAAGTTGGTAAACGCCTCGATGGACGTGTCACCGACCACATCGTAGTTGGACGGCGTGAAGATAACGCCCAGAGCGGTCGCATCATCCGTGTCATACCACCATTCCGGCGTGATGATCTGGGAGACGCCCAGCACTCCGGCCAGACCCGCGTTGCCCAGCGGCAGAAGGCTACGGCCGTTGGCGTCGAGGGACAGCAGCAGTTCAGCCACGGTCTCGGACTTGGTGACAAGCACCTTCGCGCCGGAAGCCTTCACCTTGGCGGCGGCACGAACGAAGTCGTACAGCAGTACGCCGTCAGCCGCATGCTTCTGGGTCTTGGCGAACTTGTTGCCCGCCCACTCAGAATCCGAATCCTTCGAGTCGGTGAGAATGGAACGGAAGTGGCTCATGTCCACATCGAAGGAACCAAGCACGGCCTGCTTCTCGATGGTCTGGATGATACGGTTCGGAAGCTCGGACAGCACGTACTTCACCAGAGCGCCCGGACGCTGGGTCTTACGCACGTCACCCTTGTTCAAGCGAATGTACTTGTACGTGTATTCCGCGTTCAGGGCACGCTTGATAAGCGTGATGGTCTCTTCCTTCTTCTGGGTGCCGTACTCGGACGGAGCGTAACCGTGTGCGCGGCCCGCATCGGTGCTCAGGTCGGTGCTGTTCGCGCCGATGGTCAGCGTGTCAAGACCGGTCTTGTTGAGCAGAGGCCACAGGCCGGACCCGCGAGTGTTCAGAGCATCCTCGATGACGGAGATGGCTTCGGTCGGAATCAGCTTGGTCACATCACTCTGGCCGATGCCGAACGAGGCGGTCTCGCCCATCTTGGAGGCGACGGTCTTCGCCCAACGGTCGTTAAACGCCTTCACTCCGAGGTTGTCGGTGTCACGAAGATCGCGTTCGAAGGCCACGAGGGCGTCTTTGGAATCGAGCCACGTCTTACGGTCGTGACCGAAGGTGGCGACATTGCCGGCCGGCTGGGAGCCCGGCGGGACGATACGGTTGAAGCTCATACCGTTTCCTTTCTTGCTGTTGGAAGACGTGACCGGAGCCGGGTCATCGGAAGCGGGCGGAACATCCGTGCCGCTGGAATCATCACCGGACTTCTCGGTGTACTTGGCGATGGCCTGTTCCACCGCATCGGAAATGACGCCTTCAAGTTCGTCCGCCTGATCGGAGGTGAGGTCGAACTTGGAGGAAATCTTGTCGCTGATAATGGTCATGGCATTGTCTCCCTCATGTGAGTTGACGCTTCGGAGCGCGGCCCTTTGGTCGGCCCCCTTGTATACTACGCTGATTTCGACAAGCTGCGCACCCGAGATGATGCCTTCCTTGCCGGGATCGTGATAGTAATCAATACTGATACTGAACGAGTTGGTGAGAGCCCCATCCTTCGCCAACTGGTAGACAAGTTCGCCGGTCTCCACGTTAGCCAGCTTGGCTACGGCCTCCAGACCGTCTTCGTCCACGGTGAGCTTTGTGATGGTACCAGCTTGCCGATCGATTCTCCACGAATGGTCGATAAGCAACGGCAATGCCAGCTTATCGTCATCCGTGAGCTGCGATACTAGCTTCTTCGAACCGTCGATGAGCGGCGCTTCGAGGGTGCTCAGGTCAACGGTCAACCCGTTGTCCATCTGCTTGCCGGAATTAGCAAGGAACACCAGCTCCCTTTCACCGGATAGTTTCGCACTGCTTCCTGCGTCAAGGTTCAAGCTGCCCATAGCAACCCCTTTACTGTCGTGCGCGGTCTTGAATGGCCTTATGCGCGTTATCACGCCCATGATAGCAAGCCAAACCGACGATTTCATAATCACACAGCGCCTTGCAGTTCGGGCATTTGAACTGCGCGTGAGAACCGGTCTCCAGCTTTCCGAGGAAACGTCCGCATTGCTTGCATGGAATAGGAACCATCATCATTCATCCACCACCTTGAACGTTGCGACGCAACGGCACCTCGGATGCCCAGAAGGCGTCTGCATGTCCACGAAATCGTTAGCGTAGATCTTGCCGTCGATTACCTGCACGCCGCCCACCGGCATGAACGATTCCTCCAATGGAATCGCCTTGCCGTTCTGCGCCGCGCAGAAGGGGCATGGGTCCGAAGCGGTCGTGTTCCACACCTTCACCATCTTCACGCTCAGGTTCGTGGACAACGCCTCAGCCGAAAACAGGGAGCCTATGCGCTGCGCGTTCACCATTTCGTTAACGGCGAGGAGCTTCGCGCGGTCTCCGTCAACGAAACGGTTCAACGCCTTCTCGATGTCGTGCTCGGTCCACTCGTTCGCATTGGCTTCGGCCAACAGCTCCTGAATGGCGTTACGGCCGTTCGCAGTGAAATCGTCGGCCACATGGGTGACACGATCCTGATAGGCGGCATGGTAGTCGGCGGGCAGTTCGTCCCACACGTACAGTTTCGACACGTCAACGCCGTATGAGTCGAGTATGGCCTGCACGTCCGGGTGGGTGGCCGCATACTCTTCGACAGCCTCCATGAGCGGCTTTCCGGTCTTCTCCGCATACGCCTTCACCTGCGGGACAAGCGCCTCAAGCATGGCTTCGGACAGTTCCGTGGAGATGACGCCGTACGGATCCTCATACTCGCCGGACACGAACGAATCGGAACGCACTTGGGAGATGATTTCCCTCAAGGCTTTCTTTGCCGCTCCAAGGGCTGTATAGTATGCAACCCTCTCACTAGGTCGGATATGGTATGAAAACCCGTCAGAGAGGCGTACAGACCCCGTTTTGGACGTACTGAGAAGACCCCCAATTTCAGCAAGGTCGTTTTCGTCATCGTCGGACGGGTCATCGTCTTTTGGGAGCGCGTTCACCGCCGAACCCGGATTGATGTTCAACGCCGGCGTAGTATCCTTCATCGTCACGCCAAGACGGCCCCACGAATCATCCAAACCAAGCGCCTTCGCCACGGCAACTGGGTCTCCGCCATTGTTAACCAAAGCGAGGAACGTCGTGGCCTTCACGTTCTCGGTGTCCGCCTTCGCTTTCTCTTCGTCCGTGCGGGTCGGCACGGCCAAGTCGAATGTGATGTCGTATCCGAGTCCACCGGTAAGACGATCCAGCTCGAACTTGAACTTGTCCCACACCGACAGAAGAAGCGGGTGAAGCGTGTTGTCCACAAACGTGCGTTCCGCCTGCTCCGCGTTCGCATACGTCTGACCCGAATCGATGCCGCGCACGATATCAGGCACGGCCAGAGCGTTCGCCATGCGACGGTTCACGATATCGTCGAGGCTAGCCAGATCAAGACTGTCGTTCGCCTGCTGGAACGGCGTCCACGAAATCTTCGACACGTCCGAAGGCTTGTTCGTGGACGGGTCCACCGGAACCATGTTGTACAGAACGCCGTTAGCGTTGTCAGCGCCCCTGAAGCTGTCTTCGATACGCTGCTTGTTGCGCTGGAAGTCCTGCGGGTCGTTGGACACGATGCTCAGCATTCCGGCCGGCACCGCCCCGTTGCAGAAGTACCCGCGCTCGTAGTCTGCGATGAAATCGTCCACGCTAGCCCACTTGGATACGGTCATGCCTGGGGACACGGTTCTAGTCGGGTCTACCGGATGGCGGCTGTATGCAAGGCTGATGATCTCGTTCTGGGTGAACGTGCGCGTCTCCACATCCCCGTCCGTTAACGCCACGTCCGCCTGCACCGTGTACGTGGAACGGTTCGAGGAATACTCACGAGAACCTTGTGGAAGGAACGTGTAGCCGGCGATGTTGTCCGGCTTGATGTCACCGCCCGGCACGATGGTGTTGCCCGAGCGGGTCCATACGAGAATATCCAGATACGGCTGCGTGAGGATGCTTTGGACGATGAAGTGTGCGAACTCACGGTAGCTGAACATGCTGTTAGGCGTGTAGAGCGCCTGCAATGCCGCAGGTTGCGGATTCATGCGCTCGCCGTCCGCGTCGATGGCGTATGGCACGACCGAGCTGAAACGGTTGGCTATCGCTGTCGTGTACGGAAACAGGTTGTCGAACGTGTCATGGAACGGGATGGCGTTGGAGCCCATGCTTTTCCACCAGTACCCCAACGGTGTCATCTCACGGCTGGGAGCATCCGCCCTAGCCAGCCTGCTTGTGGATACGCCGGCACCGAGCCAACGTAGGAAACTTTCTCGAATGGACATTGCCGACCTCCAAGGTCTTCGTGGCTGATGGTTCACCTCTCGATTTTAGCAACCGCCCGACACAAACTGAGAGGCGATGTTAGATGTTAAGTGTCACAAAAGGGCTGGGTGACTTGGGTGGGTTACTTTGGGGTTTATCTTTTATATAT